GACGTAGTCAAACATGCCGGACGACACAACCTCAGCGATGTAAGCCTTGGCGCGGTCGAAGGTGTCGCCCTGAACGAGGTAGTAGACGTAGGAAAGTTTTTCCTTCTCGGTCTTCTCGTCGAAGGTGATGAAGGCGAGCCGGGCTTTGTACCAGCGGTCGTCGGTAGCCTGGTCGGAGAAGAAAATCTCGCTAAACGGGCAGGGGTTGATGTTCTTTACCTCAAACTCGCCTGAGATGTATGCCTGCATTTCTTCCGTGATGCGGGCCTCGGCCTCGGCGAAGGAGAGTGCATCGACGATGTAGGACTCCGTTACTTTCTTTGTGATGCCATCTTCCTGCTGGCGTTCGTAGCGGACTACGCACTCAAACCATTTGGCGGTGCGGGAGCGGAGGTTTTGTGTTTGGTTGCTCATTGTTGTTTTATTGTTTTAGGGTTATGGTCGGAACATCAGAAAGGGAGGCTATCATCTGACACTGAGGCGGAAGCCTGAGCGGAGGTGTAGGGCTGCGCGTTGGGAACGGGTGACTGCTGCTGTTCGTCCTGGAACTGCGAGAGTTTGAGGTTGGCGAGGTAGTAGTTGACACCTTCGCGCTGCTGGTCTTTCTTGCAGGCTGCCTTGATGTAGGCGATGTTGCCGTACTGGTCGGCATCGCGCTTGTCGTGAATGTCGATGTTGAGGAGCTGGTGTTCGCCGTCCTTGAACTGCACCTTACGGATGAGTTCTGGATGCTGCCGAACGATGCGCCCGATGAGGGTTAGGTCGATTGACCCGTAAAGATTTTTCATAATGTCGGATTGTTTATTTTATAATGGTTTGAATGTTGTTGAGTTTGGTGATTCTTTTCTTGTAGTAGTCCTTTGCGAGTTCGATGCGCTGCAATAGCGTGCTGCACATTTCTTCGTCTTTCGGAATGCGAAGGACTTTGAGCTGCTTGGAGTAGGACGTGCGTGGGTCGAAGGCCACGAAGTCGCAAAACTCGCATTCGGTGACGATGATGTTCAACTGAATTTGGGCGTAGTACTGGAGATTGTAGTCCTTCAGGTCGTCGGGTTTCTCGAAGAGCAGGTAGTCCTGATGAACTTCTGGATTCCAGGCACACTTGATTTCGATGAGCCCTTTTTCTTCACGAATCATGCCGTCAGGAGAGCCGCCGCAGAAGTTCTCGTAGCCTTTGAGCGGGATGAAGCCTACCTCAAAGACCTCGCAGTTCATTTCCTGCGAATAGCGGTTTCTCGCTTCGGACTCCCAGAACTCGCCGTGCTGGACGGCCCGGTTCTGAATCTGCTTCAGTTCCACGTCTTCAAGGAACGCTTCGTCAGGCATGAAATATTCTGCGACCTTGCGGTTGAGCCAGGTGAACGTGCCGTCGGAGAAAGGCACTTCCTTCGTCGTCACTCTTGACTTGGGGTTAGCCGCCTTGAAAGCGGCCAACTCCTCGTCAGTCATCGGTTCTTTGTGGTTGTTGAGCAGGAGGTAGATTTCTGATGCCGTCATTCTGCCTTTCCTGCTCAGGAACCACTCGCGTGTTCGTTGGGTGTCGCCAATCATTTCTTCTCTCCTTTCTTCGTGTCTTTAGGGGTATCTCCGAAAAGGTCTTTGGAGGGGTCTACCTCCTCGGTGGCGGCTTCGGCGACGGGAGCCTCGTTGTCGATGTATTCGGCATCGAACGCATCAATTACGAGGTCGTCCTCGGTGATGCCGTCTGGACGGATAACTGCCTGGTCGAACTTGACGGCCTGCTGCATGGCTACAGACTTAGGCGCATACTTTGAGAACAGCGCCTTCAGGACTGTCTTGCGGGCCATTGCATCGAAATCTGACTTCCACGGTGATGAATATCCCCTGCTGAATGCCTGCGAGTACTTCTTGGCGTGGGCCTCGACTTCCTCTTTTGTCCAGAAGATAGTCTTGGAGAATCCGTTGACGAGATCCATTCTGGCCATGTACCCTAAGACCTTGTCGGAGGTCTTCGCATCTTCGTCGAACTCGTATTCACCAGTGAACTTGTTTTTCTTCACCAACTGGCCTTCATAGACCACCTCGTCGATGATGTTCTTGAACTGTCCTGAACGCTCGGCAAGTTCGATGAGTCCTTTGTAGCCTAACTGGAACTGAGCCTGCCCCTTGTAAGGAACGATGTAGGCAAGACCGAGTGTGGGCACTACGGGCAGGTCGAGCGTCGCTGCTACCATTGCCGAGCCGAGGATTGTCATCGGTGCTGCATTGCGGAGCATGGAGTTTCCGTTGGCGACGCTGATTACTGACGAGATAAACGATGCGGCCTTCTTCTCTGAGCCGAGCACATCGTTGAGTTTCTTCATGACCGCTCCGCTATTCATAAGCTGCTGGAGCGACTGCGGTTGTTGTGTTGTAACTGTTACTTCGTTCATATTGTTAGAAATTTAAATAGATTGAACTATATTCTTCCTCGTATTCGCGTCGGATGGTGTTGATGGAGACTGGCTCGGCAGGAGGCGTCGGATGGACGTAGTCGTGAACGTATTTGAGATAGCGTTTCTTCTTGATTTTCCCGTCGCCTTTTCCGGCATTGCGCAGATTCTCGCGCATTGTCCAGTCGGAGCATAGGCCGCTCGGCCTGACGGAGCCCTCTCCTATCTTGCATTTCCGCCGAAATTCATTTTCCGGCTCCATGTGTATGCACGAGGCACAGCATTTCTTGATGACGATGCCTCGGTCGTTAGTGATGAAATTGTTTAAAAGCATATTACCATTTGTTGAGTTTTTTCACTTCTGCGGCTGCTTCCTCTCTGGTGTAGCAATCCTTGATGAAGTCAGCGCTTGAATGGCCGTCGCCGTTGTCGTGGTGGAGCCAGATACCCCAGGCATATCCGTGCGGCGAGTAGTAGTATTGTCCGTCTTTTGGTGTGAACATTGTTTTTGTTTTTTTGTAAAGGTTTCTTTGCTGCAATAGTTGTCAATGCACTGAAGGTAGCCTGCTTCGTAGGCTTCGTCGGTGGTGGCGCGTGGGTGGCGTGCGAGCCATGCGAGTTTCTGGTCTTTGTAGCTCATGCGGCTTCGTATTTTATAACAGGTTCGGAGGTTACAATCTCACCATTCACGCGATGGCATTCGATGCTCGCATAGAGGTGCCCCTGTGTGTTGTAGTGGGCGTCGAAGACGAGGTAGTCGATGTCGAGGCCGTAGATTCGCATATCGTCGATGTCTATAAGCGGCCCCTTTTTGTCGGAAGTCCTTCTGGTGAGTATGAAAGCGGCGTTCTCCTTGACGAATGAACGTCGCTGTTCGTCGTCTAACGTACTGAGCATTTCGTGGCTGAGCACGCTGTTGATGCGTAATTTCGGCATGGAGAGTTAGTTTTGGTATTTCAACGTGTCGCCGTCTACCACCACGGAGTCGTATGCCTGCATGTAGCGGTCGAGGACGTAGCCGATGGAGTCGCGCTGATATTCGGCGGTGGTGAGGTGTGCGCGTGCTGATACATAGGTGGAGAGCCACCCGAACGAGAGGATGAGCAGCAGGACGGCGATGACGGCTGCTGCGATAGGTTCACGGCGGCAGAAGGCTTCGACGAGCCGTCCTATCCACCAGAAGACGGATAGGATGCCGAAGAAGATGCCGCTGACGATGCGCCATAGTCCCCACAGGAACTTGGCGCAGCCTGCCGCCATGCAGATGCGCCACTGGCGGAGGGAGGTGAAGAGTAGGTGTTTCATAAAGAATTATTTGTTTGCATATATGAATTAAAAATGTTTATTCAGAAAAATGCGGGTATATTGCCCGCCTTCATCGGTTTATGGCCTTTGTCCGCTGGCACTTATCATTAAACAAACAGAAACTTCAAATGAAAAGCCCACCGCTGTGGGCCAAATGTACCTATTAATATGAATAAGTCAATCAGGAAAACACCCTCACGGGCTTGTAATACCTTAATGAAATAAGAATATAAAATGTAATAAAAGAAGAGAACCGCCCTCACGGGTTTTTGTGGGAGCGAGGAGAATCGGACTCCTCCGTAGAGACCTACACAGCCCCTTCAGCTCAAGAAAACTTTTAAAGAGGCAGGACTGCTGAGCCGGTACAGAATCTTATACTTTTCTTGATTCAGTGTCTCAGGCCACCGAGGGCTCCCATATATAAAAAGGATGCGGCTGGCGCTACCCAGCTCACGGACAATTCGTAATTATGGCTAAAAAAGTAAATCATCGTCCGCGCAGTCATACTGCACCTCCCAGCGAGTGATATTTCGTGTTTTCAATAAGTCAAAGAACGAGATGAACGTCAGGGCAGGCGCCTAATCTGCCTTATTAAGATGAAGGCTGTATCACGTTCAAAAGTGCCGCAGGAGGGAATCGAACCCTCGCTCAAATCAAATTTTACCTGTCCGTTGCTCCTGCGGATGGTGGTAGGTTGTCTCCATTTGATTCTGGCATCCACTTACGGACTTTCTGCGGCATAAAGCCCTCACACGAGAGGGCGGGGTTGGATTGGTTAATGAGTTTTCGTCGGCGGGCTCTCACCGCACGCCTGCCTTTACAGGCGGTATTTGTTATGCGGGCCTCACGGTCGGCGGGTTGATGATAATCATTTCTTAAAGAGGAACGGCACGTCGCGGAAGTAGAGGATGACTTCGCGGATGCCCAACACGATGGCTACTGCGAACATAAGTGTAGAGAACACTTCGACCAGGCAGCTGAGGATAACGAACGTCATCATAGGGCTTCGGATTTGCTGTTGGCTACTTCCTGACGGAACACCTGTCTGCCGGAGCAGGCTCCATCGGTGATGAGGCGGTCGATTTCCGACTTGATATAGAAGATGGCGTTGGCTACCTTGGAGTAGTGGAGGGCGCCCTCTTCGCGTCGTGCTTCGAGCCAGTCCTTCGACATCCCGATGTACTTGACTGCTTCCTTCTGCGAGAGCCAGAGCTTGTTGCACTGACTGACGGCGGCTTGTTTAGTCACATTCGTTTTCATTTTCGTCTTTCTTTACAAGTTGTATTGACACGATGTTCTCCTTCGTCACGTGGACGGTGTAGCGGTAGCCTTCTACGGGGTAGGAATTGTTTACATAAGTAACCAAATTCCTCGTGTAGTAGCACTCTTTTCTCTCGGGGAGAAGCCTGATTAAAGGCTTTCCTACTTTGATTTTACGGATGTCGTTGACGGTAATTTTCATTCTTGTTTATATAATTTTGTTGTTTTTGTTTGGCGATTTAAAAGTTTTTCCCTATCTTTGCAGGTGACTATATTGTGCCGATGGGAGTCAACTTCCGTCGCTGATGAACTCGGACTTGTTGTTTATATCCGAACACAGGTGCAAAGATAGCGAATATTTTGTGAACTTGTGCGAATTTGTGCGATATTTTATAGAATTTTTGCGAATTAATACAAATATTTACAATGAAAGAAGCTGAAGTTATAAAGAGGATTGGCGCCTTCATTGAAGAAAAGGAGCTGACGCAGAAGGAGTTAGCCAAAGCAATCGGTGTGTCTCAAAGTGTTGTGTCAGAAACACTAAAAGGGAAGCGTAGTGCGAAGACTCTTGCGAAGAAGATAAGTAAAACCTATGATATACCATTGTTCCAACTGACAGGGGAAAAGGAGAAGCCCGAAGGTACGCCATATTACAATGTCGATTTTCTTGGCGGGTTTGATATGGTTATCAATAGCCAAAAGGAAGATGACCAGGCAGATGGCTATGTCAAAATCCCTAAATATGAAAAGGCAACCTGCTTCTGCCACATAACAGGAAAGTCGATGGAACCAGAAATAAGCAACGGTGACATAATCGCCTTACGCAAGATAGACGACTGGCATTTCTTGCCCTACGGTGAGGTTTATGCCATTGTCACCAAGAATGAAATGAGAACCGTAAAGCGACTCGGCCCATCGGAAAACGAAGACTCTTATATATTATATCCCTCAAACAAATCGCCGGAGTTCGCGCCGCAAGTGTTGGAGAAGAAAGATATACTTCAGGTATATGAGGTGATGGGGTGTCTAAAAAGTTTATAATATGAGGAAAACGAAAGACTTAAAAGGCGAAAGAGTGATTGATCGTCTGTTGCAATTTTCCGAATGGGCTAAAGAGGGGAAACTGGTGAAGTCGCGTATGGAGTTTGAACAGAAATGCGGGCTTTCTTACAATTACCTCTATAATACCCGATATATGACAAAAAGAGGCGTTGGTTGTGAGATGGTCGCAAAAATACATGAGGCATTTCCGATGCTGAACCTTATCTGGGTAATTACTGGCAAAGGTTCTATGATAACCATGCAGCCAGACGAAGGATATAAAGCTGCGTATGAGGATTTGAAAAAGAAGGTGGAATCGCTGAAGAAAGTCATAAAAAAGATGTAGTACAGCAAATAGTACAGCAAAAACCCGAATGGTGTGGAAACCATTGATAATCAGGGACTTTTTAAAATGCCGAAAAACTTCCCAAGCCGAGGGTCGCGGGTTCGAGTCCCGTTTACCGCTCAACGCTGATAATCAAGGAGTTACGAAGATAAAAGGGCTCCAAAAACAGCAATTTTGGATTGATTTTTGAGGTTTAAAAGTCGGTTTTTAAGGGCTTTTGCAGGCTGTTTTAGTACAGCAAATAGTACAGCAAAATTTGCTGACTGCAAAAAGGATTATTAACTTAAAAACCCAAGACAATGAGTAACTATCCCTATGTAGACATGGCAAGGGCAAATGCCGATGGCACATTCCCTGTCTATATCATTGTAAAGAACAATAAGGGCAGGTTCTTTTTAAATACTGGCCTGACGACGTGTTCGCGGCTTGATGGGCTCGCCTTTAGCAGAAAAGATAAAAATTATCGGCAGAAAACAACCACACTCAGCAGTTTTCTCGCCGGTGTGCAGAAAGTGTGCCTGGAGCAGCAGTTGTTGGACGTTGACAACAAGCAGCTGAAGGCGGCTATTCAGCGCGATGTGTTCGGTGTGCAGCCGAAAGTAGACGTTCAAAGATTGTATAGCCTTGTTGCGATATTCGCTGACACAAAGAAAGATAGTACACGTACATTGTATAATATAACGGCGCGGAAGGTTAAGAATTTTGATATGAAGGCAACATTGGAAAGCGTGGATGCCACATGGCTTGAGCGATTCCGTAAAAACTGCATCCGCGGAGGAATGAAGATAAACGGAGCTGCAAAGGAACTGCGAAATATACGTGCTGTGTTCAACTGGGCGCGTCGGCAGGGCAAAACCAACAACTATCCTTTTTACGATTATTCTATTTTAGAGGAGGAAACGGCCCCGAACAATATTAGTGCCGACCAGTTGCGATTATTGCGCGACTACGATTGCGAGGAATGGCAGAAGAAGTACGTCGATTTCTTCATGCTGTCGTTTTACCTGGCTGGGATAAATCCCGTAGACCTGCTCACCCTGAAAGCAGATGCCGTGAAAGATGGGCACCTCACTTTCATTCGCCAGAAAACCAATAAGCAGGGGCAGAAGAAAGTCAGGACTATCACGCTGCCGATAGTGGATGAGGCTTCGGCGATAATGAAACGCTATAAGAGCAAAAACGGCAATCTGCTCTGCTTTATGGATGGCAGGGCAGATTACCACTCGTTCGTGAAGAAATGCAACGAGGCATTAAAGAAGGTTGGCACAAGCGAAATAGTGCCCGACAAGATAGGCAGGATGAGGAAGGTGGAGTACCACCCCATCCTACCTAATATAACGCTCTACACGGCGAGATACACGTTCGGAAGCATTGCCGCCAACGACCTCGACATCAGCGAGCGCACCATCGGCATGTGCCTTGGCCACTCGTGGTCGAAGAACGTCACGTCGCGGTACATTTCGCACGACCAGCGGAAAGTAGATATAGCGGTGCAGAGAGTCGTGGAGTATGTCACTCGTGGAAATGCGGACAGGTAACGCCCTGTTGCGATATATAGAAGCCGAAAGAGGCATTGAAATAGTGCGGTTTCGGGTAATGCTTGTCCCAGGTGTTGCGCTTGCGCGTTCCTTTCTGGTCGGCGATTACTCCGTCGTGCATGAGCTTGGCGTCGAAATGTCCTTTGAAGCGCGAGAAGAAAAGACACTTTTCACGCAGGAAACATTCGGTGTTCACGCAGAAGATGCGCTGGTCGTGAACTTTGTAGTCCATTGGCAGGTCGATGGCCCTTACAAGGCCGTCGTGTTGTTGCCAAAAATATTCATCATACTTTGTCATGTGGTTTCGGTCTTAAATTGCTGAAAATATTGCATTGCCCGCTCGGTCATCGACTCCATGCCGCAACAAATATAACGCTCAGTCATGGCCGTATTCGTGTGCCCTGCCAGTCGCGATACAAGAAGCAAGTCACGGCAACGGAGATACAGGTTCGTGCAGAAGGATCTGCGCGAGGTGTGGCTGCTCACTGCATCGCATTTGCGCATTCTGGAGAACTGGCCACGGCGATATAGTTGTATCTCGCTGTCGATGTCGCACAGATAGCAGATGCGCCGGATGGTGTCGTTAAACGTGGTGTCGCAAACCTCGTTTTTATAGGCTCCTGCAAACGTGCGCCCTTCTGCGAATAGAATATCGCGGGCAACGGGAGATAACGGCAACTCGGCTTTTACGTGCGTCTTCTGCGAGACGTAGACAAGATTGCCAGTGGGGGCGATGTTCGCTTCTGTAAACCTCGAATAATCGCTGTGCCTGGCTCCCGTGAGACAGCCGAGTATAAATTGCTGCTGCACTGTGGCCTCGGTCAGCGTGTCGGGCTTATACTCGATGATGCGCTGTATTTCCTGCTCGGTGAGATAGACGTTTTGCGACTCGTCGTCTTTCACGCTCAGGGCCTTGCGCCATTCCTTCGGCAAAGTCAACTCGTCGGCATACACCTCGATGACGGCTTTCAGCTTCGCGCAATATTGGCGTGCGGATGATTGGGCGACATTGCCGCATAGCCAGTCGGCAAAACGTGCCATGTTGGGCTTTGTCAGGCTTCCCCATTCAAAGGGCGTGCCTGTTGCGATGTGCCATTTCTCGGCAAGTATGCCGTTCTTGGGGTACTTCTCCAGAAAAGCGGCTGTTAATGTTCCGGTCATATTCCTAACTCCTTTCTCAATACGTTGTTAATATACTGAGTCATGTTCACTTTGGGGTCGCGGCGTTTTATCTCGTCATAGATAACGCGCTCGATCCTGCACCCGATTTGGATGGTTTCGTACTGGCGGCGTGGTCTGCCGCGATGTTTCTTTTCATTCTCCATAATTAAAAAGTCATTAAATTTTGAAAAAGTTCTACATCTCCCAAAATAGTCGGCATGGCTCCCCACGCATTTCTGGGGGCTTCTGCTATTACAGTGCCTTCTTCATTGATGCTAACGACGGTGTAGACCCTGCCGTCGTATGCTACCCGTGAACCGATATTTACATTTGCCATAAATCTCTTTATTTTGATTGTAAGACGTTGTTTTTAACTTTGTGATAAACCGTGCGCCCTGTTGCGATTAAGGGCGTGAGCGGCTAAAATTTGCTGCCAAACAGCCACTCATAGGCGATGGATGCGACGATAACAGCCGGGAAGAACCACCACGGCAAAAGACACGCCGCGATAACGATGAAAATCAATGCCCAAAGGATTAAACCTAACATGTAAAATCTCCTATCTTTAATTGTTAAACTTTATGCTATCTCCAGAACTTCGCACACGCCGTTTGCCGATGGGCGCCAGCCCTGCAAAACGGTAGTAATAGCGGCCTCAAAATAACCGCCGTTGATCCATTCAAACATAACGTGCGTGTCGCTTATTGCGATAATGCGTTGCGATGCGCTTACGCCGTCCGTTATCACGTTGCCAGGCGTTAACCATTCCGGCAAACTCAAATTGTGGTCGGCTGTTGCGATAAGGTCGGACACCGAACACCAGAATTTAATGCCGCCTTTGCCGATAAGGTATGCGATAGTGCCTTTCAGCGCGTCAACCTTGCAAACGATAGAATCACCCGCCTTTGTGCGATACTGGACGAAAGAACCTTTGCGCACCTCTTTTGTCAGCTCGTCAGCGATGAACAGATTTGCCGCCGTGCGCGTCTCGACGGATGCCGAAACAGCCGCGTTTTGTTCCTTGGTGCTGCCTGTTGCGAAAAGGGCTTTAACCTCCTCCAAAATCTCGGCTTTCGTCTTCACT